CTCACGTTGGTGACAATCGAATGGAAACTGAAATGCTCAAAAGGATTCAGTCTACCGACATTTTCTGTAGGTTAAGGATAGTATCCAAAATAGCGACTGAGCTCATCTCAGCGATTAACTGTTTTTCTACCACCTCAGACGTCTGGGCATACAGAAAGTTGATAGATGAGCAAATTTACTTGATTGTTAATTCAAAAGGCCCCGGTAAGCCACTTCTCTACGCCATAGCTTGGAGAAGCAACATATACAATGAGGTTCATGAGTGTCCTGGAGAGAAAGGTGAGTGGAGTTTTACTGATTTTAGGACAATCCATCCTTTCATGTTGAACAGTTGGGTGAATCTGGATTTAGTGATTGCCTCTCACACAATTGCTCTAGTTGAAAAGACCGATCTCTCAATAGAGTTCTTCACGGCAGGGGTTGGAGTTACTCCGGAAATCAGATGGGTTAGGAGAATGATTAACTGGATGACAATGATATCCTTGGAAGCGAAAGAACACACTCTCAACGCGATCCTACAATCTAGGTATGGCCTGATGGAGGTTTCAAGAGGGAGAATAGATGTGGATCTTCTGAGACTAAATGGTTTCAAGAACTTGACTAAGTTTCCTGATGAGATCAGGAGCCCAGTCCTTTGTTGGTTTATGCAGCAATACATCCATCTGATGGGTGTTATGATGGAAGAACCTCCCAAAATGTTATCTCCTGGAACCAAAACAGGCGTCTCGCATGACTTGTTCGAGGGTCTTTGGGATCCCTTTACTGGAATGAAGGTGCCGAAATTCGAGTTGGTCATGGTTGGTTTTTATAGCAGTCATGTGTGCGCTCCGCTCCCTGAGATGAATAGCTATAAAGGCGCTAAGTCTATTGTTCAAAAGATCATCAAGGAAGAATTGTCTCTTTGGAGGTCATTCGAAAAAAATGGGTTTCAAAAATTGAGAGAGTATAATGAGGATCTTGATCACTCCTTTTCCCAAAGAGACGTGATAGTTGCCACAGATCACTGGATATCTGTCATGACTAAACTACACGGGAGGAACTTCCTTACCATGGCTGAAAAGAGAATAGAGGAGGACCTAGCTGCGGTGACACTCAAAGAGTTATCAACTAAGAAAAGCAGCGCTAACGGTTTACCCTGGCACGATATGTCTGAGAGGGGAACCAAGAGTAACACAACTTCTGAGAATATATTGGAGCTCATGTCAGAGAGGCCTGAGACGGATCCGAACCCAATGTGTGAAATAGATGTTTACATAGCCATGTTGGAAGATGGTCAAGGAGGGTTAGTGAAGATGTTCAAGAAGCTTCAAAAAGGGTGGTCCCAGAGAGATTTTTATTCTAGAGATTGTCTTCCGCATCGTGCAGAAGTTTATTGAGCAGATCTCAAGGAGTCTTTGCCACTTCGACCCGTCTGAGACTTTG